AAAGGCTAGAGATAAGATGATTGGTGGCGACCACTATCGGCAAGGTGGCATACAGCCTATCGAGTACATCCACGCTAACAACCTTAGTTTCTGTGAAGGTAACTGTATAAAATATTTGACTCGATGGAGGTATAAGAACGGAATAGAAGATTTAGAAAAAGCTAAACATTACATCGAACTGCTAATAGAGTTAGAAAATGAAAAGCTGTAGTATCTGTAACGATGAATATACTGTCTACGAGGACGGCTCAATTTTTAGCCACAAAGTTAACAGAAAGCTGGCTTGCTCAAAAGGAAACTACGTTACGGTTAGAGTGGGAGGGACTAGCGCGCAATCAACCTATCTTCACAGAATAGTTGCAGAGTGTTTTATCCCTAATCCAGAAAATAAGCCTTGCGTTAATCACAAGAATGGTGACAAGCACGATAACAGAGTGGAGAATCTTGAGTGGGTTACTTATTCTGAGAATCACAAGCACGCATATTCCGCTTTAGGAAGAAAAACTCCTTCTGGAAGGTACTTAGGTGGAGGGATTTGTTACGATAAAAGCAAAAAGACTTATATGGTCTACACTGATTTCTATAGTAAAAGAAAGTATTATGGAAGATATAAAGAAAAGGAATTAGCAGAACTTGTTGCCAAAGAAGCAAGAGATAAAGTTGAGCTACTAATGGAGCTGGAAGATGATTACTGATTCATTTGTGGAACGATTGAAGCAACTAGAAGGGTTCAAGGACAAGCCTTACTTCGATACTGTTGGGAAGGTCACTATCGGATACGGACGCAACCTAGAGGCTAACCCACTGACAGTGAACGAAGTCAGAGCCTTGATGAATAGAGTCAAGTGGAACTCACGCAAGGATGCTGAGGACTGGGCAGAGATGCTGATGAAACAAGACTTGGTTCGTATCTCTGAGGAGTTAGAGAGCAAGCTAGGTATCTGGCCTATGTGCAGCAAGTCAGAGCAGATTGTACTGCTAGACATGGCTTACAACGTGGGCGTGCCTTCGCTGCTAAAGTTCACGGGTATGTTGAGCGCCATTGACAACGACAACCTAACCCTTGCTGCCTACGAGTGCCTTAACTCTAAGTACGCAACGACTGTAAAAACCCGCGCTATTGCTAATGCTAAGATGTTGGCAGAGACAAAGGGTAACTTTGAGGCTGCTATGGAGATGCTGCAAAACAACCAACCAAGTATCTTTGAAGTCTTGGTCGAGCACACATAAAAAACCCGGCGCTTGGCCGGGTAAAAAGGTTATTAGTCGGGGCGCTTTATGCGCCCTTCTTTTTGTACTCTCGCATGATCTTCTCACCTGATCGACCAACCACATAGCCGCCCAGTCCTACGCTTAACAAGCTCCAAGCCTGTTCTGGCATATCAAACATTACAGAAGTGCCAAAGATAGCGTCTAGGTAAGGTGCGATAATAAAGTTGTTACCTATCATCACAGCAAACATAATCATTACTAAAGGACGCCAAGCAGAAGTAATCCAATGCTCAGACTTAGCCTCAGACACAACAACGTCACGAGCAACTTGCTGTGCTGTCTGTTCGTGTTCTAGCATGGCAAGGCGCAACTCTTGAGCGGCCTGAGCAGCCTGATCCTTGTCTTCAAAGAACCGGCCAAGTACGTTGTCTACTGCTTTGCCTAGCCCTGCACCGAGAAGTTGCTGTATCATCTGTCTACCTTACTGTTAAGAATCTCAAAGATTTGACGCAACATGGATTTAACCTCAGCCATATCATCTCGGTAGTCATCACGTCGCACATAGGTCTCAGAGGCGTGGCGCTCTAGTTCAGCCATGTCCGTCTGCAACCGTTTGATACTGTCCCACATCACTCTCATAAACCAGCCTATGAGGACTAGCACGAAAGACATGATAATGTTGATGATGAACGCTGGTTCCATGTCAATATCCTTTAAATATTCTGTCTAAAACGGCCTTCTTCTGCTCGTCTGTGTATTCACGCCACTTAAGCACTTCGTCTATCGTTCTGCCACAGCCGATACAAACAAAGTCAGAGTTTAGCTTGCAGATGTTGACACACGGAGAGCCGATTTCGTTTACGGTTTCTGTGGCCATGTGATCTCCGTAGGAAACCCAGCCTGCTGTGGTACGTCACGCAACGCTTGACGGTAATCAGCCCATGCTTGGTGGTCTACAGGAGCATCTGATACTTGAGTCCAGTCAGAGTCTTTAAGTAGCGCATCGCGCTGAGTACGCACTTCTGCTGCTTCTTGCTCTAAAGCACGCTCATCAGGATTGTAAGTCGGCATCTCTGGAACAGGAGCATCAGAAAAGTCATCAAGAGTGAAGTCAAACTTCTCAATCTCTGTTGTGTTCTGTTCTAACACCCATTCAGCGCCATCCCAAGACCATTTGTTGATTGAAGCTGCAAGAAGCCCCAAGAACTTTTCTTTTTGTTCTGCTGGCGCAGCATCAAGGTCTTTCCGTGAATTAAACATAGTCTATCTCCAATGTCTTAAGAAGATTGTGTGAGTCTGCCCAAGAGACGTGCCCTTTCCAAGCAGCAGAAAATCTATCCAAGCCGCCTTGATCGTTCATCTTCTTGAACATGGCGATCTTTTTCTTAGCTCTTTTTACAGAGTCTTTTCTAATCAGCTTATATCCCGGCCACATCCTGTAGCCTAGAAAATTAACGCCTCTTGATAGACTCTGCACTGACCACTTAGAGAAGTTCATCCGCATTTCTTCCTTAGAAAACTGCTCTAAGCGGTCTTTCATATCTCGTAATCTGATGCTGTCGTTGTCTACTACAACAATGTCATCCATGTACCTAGCCCAAGCGAAAGGCTTTAGTTCGTGGTGTATGAACTTATCAGCAATGCCGCCATACACATTTGCCCACAACTGAGAGCTAAGGCTTCCTATGTGAAGACCCGTTCCACTATCAGGAACGATGCTTTTAAGTAAGTCAAGCGTATCTCTGCACTTAATCTTAGCTTGAATCTCTTGGTACAACCTAGCTCTGTTGATGCTAGGGAAGTATTTACTAAAGTCTGTCTTTAGCGTGTGAGTAGCCTGTGGCTTTCTCAAGCAAGACTGTATGTAGACAACCCCAGCGTGTGTCCCTTTATTTGGCCTGCAAGCAAAAGTGTAAGGCAGCAAAGTCTTTTCAAATATAGGCTCAATCACGTTATTGATTGCGTGCTGAACTATTCTATCTCTAAAAGGTAGCGCAGATATAAGCCTTTCCTTTGGGTCGAATATCTTAAACTGCCTGTAGTCGCCCATAATATAGGCTTTATCTGCTATCTCTTCACGAAGCAGTTTTAGGTTAAGAGCGGCGTACTCTTTGAACTCCAAGTAGCTGTGTGATCTGCGCTTGTCTTTTGCTGTCTTCTTATACGCTATGTCAAAGTTAGTCTCATCAACAATATGCTCAAATAAGTGCTTGTACTTCTTTCCCATAATAAAAATGCTGGCCCCGTATTTCAGCTTTCTGCATACTCCACGTTATGCCAAACCTAGTAGTGTATTTGCCGAAGCAGGATGACTGAGCTGACCACCTGTATTAAGTGATCGGCCTGTGTAGCCCTTGCGTACACAGAGCGCGGTTCGGTCGTCACAGACGCCGCGACCGCCGATATTCGTATTGGAATTAGTCGCGGTATTCGTATTGACATAACGTGAGCCAGATTTCGACCCATTATTCCAATTACCGCCCAAATTGGCGAAACGGCCTCTTTACCCCAGTCACCCCTTTTTCTTATTCTTTATCCACTCGCCTAACATAGATGCAGGCTCTGATATAAGTGCTAAAGAATGTTCGTGTTGCTTCTTAGTCAAATGGGAAATGTTTGATCTAAGAAACCTTAACCAAAACCTAAGCATTGCTAGTCCAGCGTCTGCTGAGTATAACTTAGATATTTGGTTGGACTTACCTGCTACCATAAACAGGTCTACTTGCTCAAGAAGGCAGCTAAGAAACAAATCCCTCGCTACGCCATGCTTTCTTGGTATGCTTTGCGCTATTGGGTAGAGGTAAGAGATGACGCGCTCATACTTCTCTACTATACGCATTTGCTCGGCTGACATCCTCGGGTCTTTTACGAGATTGTCAGTCGGGCTTTCGCCCGCCTTACTCAAGGATCAGGTGATCACAGACGCCGCGACCGCCGATCTCCGAAACGGAATCAGTCGCGGTCCCCGTCCTGACATAACGTGAGCCAGACTCCGACCCATCCCCCCAATCACCGCCCAAATCGGCGACACGCACAACGCGGAAGCGGCCACCACGCGAAGGGTTAGGCAGCGTTTCATCGGAGGTAGAGAGAATGCTGTCATTGCTCCATAGACGGATAACGCCAGTGCTCTGAATTACGCCCCAATGGCTGGTGAACTGCGCGTCCGTGTTTCCGCCAGGTAGGCCGGTCGTACCCGGATCACTGCCTCGGGATGCCGCTTCGTTGGTGCCAAAGGCCAACAACTGAAAGTCCTCAACGCGTGGTGTACGGAATCCGTGATACCACAGCGACTCAAAGATGTTCATCGGTTGCGCGTCAGGGTATTTGCCGGAGCCGT